CGCTGAGCAACGCGGAAATAGCAGCGGCGCAATGGCCGGGCCCACCCAAGAAGGGCGACATGCTGTTGTTCGATAGCAGGCCGACAGTGATCCAAGCAGTTGAGCCGAAGAATTTGGGCACAGAGTTGCTGGTGTATGTTTGCCAAGTTAGAGGCTAAGTTCGATGGCGCGGCTGCAATCCATGGCGAAGGATTTGCAACTCGCGACGGCCGGAATAGCGCCAGACAAGATCGCTTCAGCGCTCGCCGCGTTCGCGCGGACCGAATTAGCCAAGACAATTGCCGATGGTACGGGCAGCCCTAATTACGACCGCTACGTCAACGGTCGCCCCGGCGCCGACGAAGACTCGGTCGTGCCACCAGGGCCAATCGTTTATGTTTTTAATTGGTGGGGCGACGTCGTTACCTACGCGCTGCAAACCCTGATCGAGTTGAGCCCAGAGCTAAGTGGCGAATACAAGCGGTCGTGGATCATCCGCGCCGACGGACAGATTGTTTCTAACCCGAAAGAAATAAACGTCGCGTCTGTCGTCGAGATCACAAATACCAGCGATTATCACAGGTCAATTGTTGTCGGCAATAGACGTTACCGCCTCGGCCATCAAAGCATTGAGGCCGGTCGCCAGCGCGTGAATAGCGTATGGGGCAATTTTATCACCGCTAAGAGCACGATGATCCAATTGCCTGGCGGCTACGTGCTCAAGGGCAGATTTAAGCGCGGATTCCGTAAGTATGCGCGACGCAAGGCGCGGCCCGATGTCGGTCGTGGAACCGCCATGACCTATCCCACGCTGCAACTCAGCATCAAGGGCCTGTAGCGAATGGCAAGTTCTGTCGTCTTTGACGCCATTAAAACGTATCTGACGGAGCAGTGGCTAACCTCTCCATTGCAGTTTGAGAACGAACCTGAGATCGATAAGACAGACCCCGCCACGCGCCCAGGAACTCCAGAAAGCCCGGTGCAAAACGCGCCATGGGTCATGGTCGAGATGACCGGTACGCTGTACGGCCAGCAATCAATCGGAGCAGCGACACAGGCCACAAACCGCTGGGACGAAGAGGGCCAACTCTGGCTCCACGTATTCGTGCCGACCGGAACCGGCGGTCACACCGCAAGGCTCCACGCCAAGTCACTCGCCGATCTGTTCCGCGGAACAACGCTGTCGGGCGGCTCGCTCGAATTCATGGACGCCCAGATCGGAATGGGCGAGCCCGGGGGCGCGGACGGCGCGTGGTTTAGCGTATCAGTTGTGCTGGACTGGCGATACATCGAAGCATAGGGAACGCAGCAATGTCACTCAAAGTCGTTAAGGCGTTCAAGTCTGTGAACCGCAAGTTTAAGCCCGGCGACACCGTTGTGGCGTCAGACATCGATCCGGGTAGCGTGTTCACACTCAACGATTGGGTGGCGCGCGGCTTTGTCAAAAGCGATGCGCCAGAAGCGCCGTCAGCCCACGTCTCAAAGCAGCGATACGCCGCCAAGTCTTAGTAACCCACTTCGGCCGGCACCGGCCCCCTCGTCATCAACAATATTCTGAACACACGGCGCCTCACGGGCGCCTTTTTCTTTGGAGGATACGCCTGTGGGATCAGCATCACGAGTGAGGATTGTCGCGGTTCGCGAAACGACTGCAGGTTCCACACCATCTACGCCTCGCATGCGAACTGTCCGCGCCGTCAGTGAGTCTCTTGACTTCACGCCGGACTACGTCGACAGCGACGAGATTCGCTCCGACCGTATGCTTGGTGCCCCGATCAAAGTGATGCAGTCGGCGAAGGGCGGGTTCAACGGCGAACTGGCGTTTCCGGACAACGACTCGCCTGAATCCGACATGTGGCGCTCCACGTTTTTCAATACGTGGACGAATACCAACGAACGGTTCAACGACGGCGTCGCAGATTCTGTCATCACCGACGTCGCGACCGCAGGCACCGTAGTGACCTGCACGGCCGGCACCGCATTTGTGGCAAAGGAATTGGTGCGGTTCACCGGGTTTACCGTTGCTGGCAACAACGGCGTGTTCGCCTGCACCACTGGCTCTGCCACGGTTCCAGCATTCGTTGGCTCCGGGATTACCGACGAGGCAACGGTCCCGGCCGCCGCCCGCATGAAGGTTGTCGGGTTCCAAGGTGACTCCGGCGATATCAACGCGACCGCGACCGGGCTTAGCTCGACCACTACAGACTTTACGACCATAACAGGCCTCGCTGTCGGCAAGTGGATGAAGATCGGCGGAACAGGCGCGACCTATCGGTTTGTCACCGCGGCGCTGAACGGCTGGGTTCGCATCACCGCAATTACCGCGACCGCCCTAACGTTTGACAACAGGCCGACCGGGTGGACCACGGAAACTGGTACAGCTCTGACGATCCGTTTCTTTTTCGGCGATCAAATCAAAAACGGGACGACGGGAACCTCGCTATCGCTTGAAAAGGGCTTCCTCGACCAGACCACGCCGACCTACATCATCAATACCGGGATGCAGGTCAACGAGCGCAGCCTTGACATCAAGTCGAAGTCGAAAATTACGGTCTCGACCTCGTTCATCGGCATGGGTGGGTCGCAGTCGACTGCGGCGCTTGACGCGTCGCCAGACGCTGTTACGACCGGGCTTGTCATGGCGGCGAACGCCAACGTTGGGCGGGTGTCCGAGAACGAAACCGGGCTCACCGATCCTAACTGGGCGTCGAGCCTTACGCTAAAATTTTCTAACTCGCTTCGAACGCTTGAGGCCATCGACTCCACGTCGCCGGTCGGTGTCAACCCCGGCGAGTTCACCGCGTCTGGTGAAATAAATACATACTTTGGCAGCAACTCGTTGCTCGCCAAACTCTATGATGCGACATCGACGTCGATCAACTGCCGCATTACAAAAACGTCGGCTAGCGTGCCGCAGGCCATGATCTTCACGCTCCCGACCGTGTATCTGCGCGCCGGCGGCAACCCGATGGCAACAGGGAAATCAACTGACGTGATGGCGTCCTTCACGTACACGGCCGCGTATAATAGTACCTACTCGGCCTCGGCCATGCTGGACCGCTTGGAATATTTCGAGGCGTAATCGTTGGCTGGTGTTGTTTTTCTGCTGGTCGCAGACTATAAAATGCGGGCCGACCCGGTGCGTCAAACACCGGGCCGACCCTAACCACCACGCGCTGTACGAGAGCGAGCAATGGCTGAAGACCTTATCGGTCAGAACGCGACAGCCGACAAGCCTAAACTTGTCATCAATTATCGCAGTATCGGCGATATCCCGCCACGCAAAGACCCGCCAGTTCGCGGAGTATATGTAATAAGGTGCCGGCCGTCCGACTCATTGTATGTCGGGTCATCAATTCATATTCGCCGACGGTTATCAAAGCATGTTTCAGAGTTGAGGGCTGGAGAGCATCACTCCAGATACCTTCAGGCCGCATGGACCTCTCTTGGAGAGGCGGAATTTGACTTCGCTATTCTTGAGGTGGTCCCATCTGCGGAGCCTCTGATACCTAGAGAGGTATGGTTCTTTCATCTTTTATCTCCGAAGTACAACAGCGTTGTGCCGGGGATGATGATCCAGTCAGATGCGCGATTTAAGCGCGTAAGGACGGCGGAGAGCCGAGCGCGCATATCGAAAATTTTGAAGGATGGATTTGCGTCTGGCCGACTCAAGTCAAGTTGCCTTAGACCAGTCGAAATGGGCGGCCGTATATTCCCGAGTGTTAAGGCCGCCGCAGATTTTTACGGCTTAACATGGCAAGGGACAATCAAAAGAATACACGCCGGTCAGGGCCGGTACGTCGATAGACCGGATATGCCAGCGCCGGCCCCGACACCAAACGCGGTTGGTGTCGATCTCCCTGGAGCGCGCGTTATTTGCATAGATGGCCAGAGATTTGGCTCAATAACTACGGCGGCTAAGCACTTCGGCCTGAACCGCAGTTCTCTCGGGCACTGGCTTTATACCGGCAAGGCCACATACGCAGACGGGAAGCCAGTACCGTCAAAAAATAAGAGATATTCAGTTTAGGTTTTGCTCAAGTCCTTTGGTGGGGACCATGCGGTTTGGTGGCCGCGAGCATTAAGAAGGCCGGCACAATGCCGCGGCCACAACACTAGGGTTGCCAATGTCCACCGAATCTGATGCCCCGACGACCTCTCGGGTACGTTTGTCCTCCCTCCGCGCCGACTCGGCGCTCGAGCGCAACGGCGACTGGGTTGATGCCATGAGCATCCCCGGTGTCGCCTTCAAAGTTCGCTCAATCAACGTCGCTTCGTACACGCTTCACAGAGACCTCTTGCTGCAACGCCTTCGTCGCCAGTCCGGCGGCAAGCCTGTTGCACAAGACACGCTCTATACCGAATTAGGCCGCCTCTACGCCGAGCATATCTTGCTCGACTGGAGGGGCTTCGATGTCCCGTATTCGCGCGAAACAGCGATGCAGACATTGACTGATCCGGAATTCCGCGATGTCGTGATGGCGGTTGAAACCGCTGCCGGTCAGGTCGGACAATCGGTCATCGAATTTTTGGATACTGAATCAAAAAACTCCGCAGTGCCCTCCGTTACTGGCTAACCCAGAAGGGCACTGATGATTGGTTAGCCGATCTCGCCGCAGAGGAAAGTGACGCCGCTCATCTCATAGAAAAAGATGAGGACGAGGAAAGCCACGCCGTTCCGGAATGGGCCGGAACGTATTGGCGGGCATGGCATGCCCTCCGTGACGACCGGCACTACGGTGACTACGGTGGGCTGTCGCGCATCTGGTTTTCATCGATCGCGGCGTATGCCGATCGATATAGAATCGACGCAGATCATTTTGATGTGTTTTGCGAGCTGGTCCGCGCGCTAGATGATGAGTTTGTTTCGGTCGAAACCGAAAGGCAGAAGGCCGAAGCTGAGAAAAACAAAGTTGCCCAATCCTAATAGGGCCACAACTTCTTCCCGTCCATCGCGGTGAAACTCCACGCCTCGCCCCATACCGTTATGGCAGGCAGGTCGTCTACGAATAGTCTGACCTGCC